GCCACCAACACAGGCGACCAGTCTGCGGCCACCAACACAGGCGACCAGTCTGCGGCCACCAACACAGGCGACCAGTCTGCGGCCACCAACACAGGCGACCAGTCTGCGGCAACCAACACAGGCGACCAGTCTGCGGCCACGAACACAGGCGACCAGTCTGCGGCCACCAACACAGGCGACCAGTCTGCGGCCACCAACACAGGCGACCAGTCTGCGGCCACCAACACAGGCGACCAGTCTGCGGCCACCAACACAGGCGAAGAAGGGCATGCAGCTTCTCTTGGAATCGAGGGTAAGGCGTCTGGTGAGATTGGTTGCTGGCTCACATTGGCCGAGTGGAAGCTTACGGATAAATGGCATCGCATCGACGTCCAGACTATCCGCGTGGATGGTGTGAAGATCAAGGCCAACACGTTCTATTCACTCATTGGCGGCAAGTTTACGGAGGCAGCATGAAATGGATCGTTATGCTTCACGACGGAAACCCCGCCGCTTTCTGGTTCATCGCCGGCTGCTGCGCCTTCTGTGCCTTCGTCGCGTGGATCACACCGCTCTGCGACAAAGAGTTCAACGAAGAGATGCAGCGGTACGAAGAGGAAGCTTTTCTGCGGAACATAGACATGCAGGATGAAGTGCGGAGGGCAGCGTGAAATACCTTACGATCATCCTCCTTGCCTTCTCTTATGGGTTTTACTTCAAGCCCTCCCCAGCAGCAGTAACAGTGTTTGCAGTGGTTATCGGAGTTGGTTACTCAGCTTATGGAATCGGGTATTGCCGGAGGACAGCATGAAAATCCTTAGCATTATCGCCATTTTCTATCTGTTCGTCGGCTTCTACGTGTGGTGCCTATGCGCTATGTCAGCTGATGCTGATCGTAGGATCGGGGTCAAGTCATGAAGAGCATCATGCGCGGCTGTACTGATGCCCAAAGGAACCAGATCCTCAAGGCCTACGAGATCGGCAAAGGTGAGGCGAAATGAGAACTCTAGTCTCTCTTTATCTAGGCATCAAGGCCCACTCCTACCGCGAGCAGGACGGCACGGTCCGCGAGGATCACACCGCCAGCCTTCAGGATGTTGTGTGGCTTGGCATTTCAATCATCTTTGGGATTTTCATCGTAGGAGGCCTGACATTATGAAAAACAGTGAACAAATAAACGAACTAGCAGCGGCCTTGGTTTCCTTTCAACAGGAGATGCCGCAGGTAAAGAAGAGCAATACTGCCAATATCCCCACAAAGAGCGGCGGAAGTTATAAGTACAAGTACGCCGACCTGGCAGATGTTTACAGCGCAGCCCTCCCTATTTCAAGCAAGAAGGGTCTGGCCGTAGTTCAGGGAATCTCCAATGACCATCTGCAGACGAGATTGATTCATACATCCGGCCAGTGGATCGAGGATGACGGGATACTTCTCCCTTCAAACCTGAATCCTCAAGAGCTCGGATCGGCTATCACCTACTTCCGCCGTTACGGGTCCCTGTCGGCTCTGGGTATCGCTCCAGAAGAGGACGACGATGCAGCCTCAGCGACTCATGGAAAGCCGCAGGTTCATCCGGTAAGCCAGTTCAACTCTCAGGCGACCGCATCACTTGCCGCAGACGAGCTTGCATTCCTGAACAACGATCGGCACCCCGCAGACGAGACGCAGGAAGTTCAGCCTATTCGTCAGGTCAAGCCCAACCCTCACTCGGTTGGATCGGTAAAGGCCATATCTGAGAAGCAGGCAAAGCGTCTATGGGCCATCGCCAAGCAGCAGAACATGAGCTCCGATGCCGTCCTGATTATCGTAGGCGCCTCTGGTTATGAATCTGTAGAAGCTATTGGCTGGAAGGATTACGAAAAGATCGTCGCTCAGATCGAGGGGGCAGCTTGATTCTCGATCACACTTTCGACGAAGAGAATCACGTCTACAAGGTTGAGGGCTATTTTGTGCTCTCGACCTCAGATGTGAAGACCTTGAATGGACTCGAGGACTACGGACAGATTCCTGCCGCCGTGTTGGATCACGCATCATGGCGCGGCACGCAGCTCCATAAGGCTGTTCAGTTCGTCGAGGATGCGGTTTATCAAGGGGCAACACTACGCGAGGCCGCACGGGATGTTCTAAGGCAGCTAGTTGGACCCCTAGAAGAAGTCAAGCCGCACCTCATGGGATACCTGAAGTGCCGCGTCGATTATGATATTGAGCCGATTCATCCGGCAGAGAAACAAATCGTCTATTTGCATGACGAGACAGCTATTGGCTGCACTATCGATATGCGTTGCAGGATTCACGGCAAGGGGTACCAGGGAGTGCCGGCGATCGGCGACCTGAAGACCACCTCCAAGCAGTACGGCAAGGCCCTGGCGCAGAAGAAGCTCGCGTGGCGCCTGCAAACACAAAGCTACAAAGAGGCCACGCAGTACGACGAAGCTTTCTGGAATCAGATTGGATCCTCGGATAATTGCAGCCGCTTCATATGCCAAACAAATAAAGAAGGCGGCTACGACTTTCACTGCTTCAGGAACTACGAAGACTCTGACAATTGGTCGGCCGCTATCCGTGTAGCAGTGATCAAGCTGGGCAATGGGTACAAGCTGGAAGGTCGCAATTGAACCCCATGACGGCACAACTTAGGTTAGAGGAGTATGCAGCATGACCTATACTATGGGCTCACTTTTTGCGGGTATCGGTGGCTTCGATCTTGGTTTCGAGCGAGCTGGATTCAAGACGAGCTGGCAGGTTGAAATTGATCCTTACTGCCAGAGGGTATTGGCGAAGAACTTTCCGGAGGCAAAAAGATATGGCGACATTACGTGCTGCGGATTCGAAAACCTTGCACTCGTTGACGTGGTCACCGGGGGATTTCCCTGCCAGGACGTTTCTCATGCCGGCAGAAGGGTCGGTATTGACGGGGCACGAAGTTCCCTATGGAGGGAGATGCGACGGATTGTTCGCGAACTACAACCCAAATTCACAGTCGTGGAAAACACTTCAGGGTTGCTTGATAGGGGGATGGAGCGAGTTCTCGGGGAGATGGCCGAGGACGGGCTCGATGCGGAGTGGACAGTGCTTTCGGCATGTTCCTTTGGTGCGCCACATCCACGGCAAAGAGTGTTCATTGTGGCCTACCCCAAGGGCCAGCGACCGGGACAATTGCGGGGGATCGAATGCCCGGAAGAAAGCACAGCGTACCGGGACTTACATTGGCAGGAATCAGAATCCGCAGTTTGCCGAGTGGCTGATGGGGTTTCCAACCGATTGGACCGCCTTACCGCCCTCGGAAACTCCGTAGTCCCACAGATCCCAGAGATGATAGCGCACCGCATAAAGCACGCTCTGGCGGCAGCATGACAGTCCCCATGCAAGCTATCTCCTCATTAGTCCGAGCGACTCACATGCCGAAAGAGAGTGCCTTCGAACTGATATGGGATTGGTGTTTTGAGATGGGCTGGCCTGATGTAACGGAAGAGAAATTAGAGGGTTTTTGGAGCAGTAGAAAACAGATTCTAAATTGAAAGGAAAAACTAAAAATGCCAAGAAATCACGTAAAGACAATACGCGCAGTACATGTAACGGCAGGAGATCCGCAAAGCGAGCGGTTGGTTATATCGGCTCGCTTGGAGCTTCTTGGGTCTTGGGATTCGGGGACGATCGCAAGGCGAAAAAACAAACTGGCAACAGATATTCACGACTTCCTCCGCTCTCAGGGTTACGGTGCTTTGAACATCGCCTTTCACAAGACTCGGCAATAACGGAAGAGGAATTGCAGGTTATGTGGAGTGAGAGGAAAGGGAGATCAAACTAAATGGCATACACAAAAGGCCCGTGGGAGAAAAAGAATGGGTCGCTTCGAGTGCAGGTGAAAGATAACCCTTGCGTTGCTATCTGCTATACGGACACATTTGGTACGTCAGGGGAGGCAGCAGGGAATGCTCACCTCATAGCAGCGGCACCAGACCTTCTTGAAGCACTAAAGGCGTTATGGTGCGACATCGTTGAATACAACGTCATCAACCACATGCCGCAGGCCAACAACAACCACGCGATGCTTCAGGCGGTTGCGGCAATGGCCAAGGCTGAAGGTAAGTAGTACCGCTTATATCGCAATGCAACGGGGAGAGGGAGTATGACGGCGAAGGAAGCAGAAAATTCGATATTAGCAGTTTATCCATATGCGGATTGCGTTGGTGACCGATGGGAAGGCGTGTGGCGAATTATCTCTGACGAGATGGTGTTGAGTACATCGCTGAAATCGGAGGCCGATGCTTGGGCCGTGGCTGCCTCTCGTATTGCTACCCCTGTAGAGCCAAAGGCGCAAGTGGATTCCGGGGAGGAGTTGCATTTGACTTTGGTTGAAGATCGCAATGGCGACAAGAGGCACTATCAATCTGACGAGGTTGATGTATACATAGCGAAACTGAAGGCGCAGGTAGAGTCCGCTTCGGTTGAGCCTGTCCCCAAAGATGGGGAGAAGACGGACGTATACGAGGTTTTTGGATCGTGCGCTACAAGTCGAGGATGGGACTTTCTGGTCTGCACGTCACTTAGTAACGCATTGGAAAATATCTCCGACTCACTTGATTCTCTGGAAGATGGCGAAGAGGTAAAGATTGTGTTCCGCCGGTACACCAAAGAGCAAATGGACGAGGTGGTTTATGAGTGAGCCTAAAGAGGTCGAGTCCGGGGAGGGACTGCTGTCAGATCGTCCATTTCGCAGGGTCGGTCAATCTGAACTCAATTACGCCTACACCTCCCTTTGGCATCGAGAAGACGAGCTAAAGGCATCCCTGCTGCGCGAGAAGATCCTGAGGGGCCTATTGCGGCAGTTGTCCAATGAAGTGAACGGAATGATTGGGTTCTCCGAACATGAACTGCGGCAGGTATTGGGTAACACAAATGTAGCCGTATTGAAGCAAAAGGTTGAAGCAGACAAAGCAGCGGTTACGGGAGAGTAGGGGAAAATATGACATCAGAGCAGGCAGTACAGAAATATCACCCACAGGCAACTATCAAGATGAAAGAGATGGGGGTCGCTCAGTGAAATTCTTCATTCCTATCGCGCTCGCAGTATTGGGGGTAGCGTTCCTAATTTACGGTATCAATTCTGCCGAGAACGCCGCCGAGGCTCGTCGCAATAAGGATTATTCCGAGTGGCTGCAGTTCTCTATGCAACATCACTGCGGCATCATTCGTAATCCGAGCTTCGGGAATCCCTCAACTACTTGGCAGTGCGACGGCGGCTTTCAGGTGGTTCGCTAGGAGCTCGGGGAACATCCCGCAGTTGCGGAGCTCGCCGCGTTCAAAGCTAACGTCGACGCGGTAATTACTAAGATCATCAGGGCGTGGTTGGTAGATAGCCGCCGGGCCGATAGCTTAGAGAAGCAACTCGCAGAGGCTAAGGGTATCGCTGAGAGAGCGCTTGATCGCGCTCAGAGGCTTATGGATGAGCGGGATGGTGCGCTATGAAGTGCAAACATTGCATTATCGAAATAGCGAAGATAGGCGGGAGATGGGAGCACGTCATATGGATGGGTGTAGTCATCAATACCCCCATTGGTCAGAGCGCGGGGCACTGTACGGCAGCGGTTACGGGAGAGTAATTATGAGCAGATGGCGAAAAATGTCGGAGAAGCCAAAGAATTACCCCAGTGGGGAGCCTCGTTGGGTCTTGGTGGAACATAAGCAACCAAAGAACGACATGCCCTATCCTCAGCCTTTTTATTTGGCATATTGGGACGAGCAATGGAAATGCTGGATTGACGATCAGGGAAATGATCCCATGGTTGCTTACATGGAGACCATGAAGCCGATTCGCTGGATGAATCTGCCCAAGGCAGTAAAGGGAGAGTAGGGATGACGCCAGATCAGAAAGTAAAACGAGCATTTCCTGATTCCGAATGGGAGTGGTATTACACCTCAAATCCGAACGGAACTACAAGCTATTTAGCTATCGTGTTCACCGCAGGAAGAACAGTATTGGGTCAAGCAATGAATCATTCACTGACTCTGGCTCAACAAAAGGCTTACAAGAAGGCCTCTAAACACCCTCACGTAGTTGGGTGGCATCAACGTAAGGGAGAGTAGGGATATGACAGAGCAGAAAACAACACGATTTGCCTATGTACCGCTTGGATCAACCTTTCGGATGGGAACGCATGGGACCGTTGATTTCGTGAAGGTAGATGAAGACCATGCCACTGCGGATGGGGTAGCTTGTGTGTTTGGACTTGGGCATAAATGTCGATTAGTCACACCCCCTAAGCCGGTCAAAGCATTACACGATATCTCCCGCAAATGTGCCGGATGTAGAGCCAGCATGGATGCCCATATGGACGCACAGGGGAGGTTAGCTAATAAGCCGGTCGAAGCGGCGCGGAAGCAGTTCATGGAAATCAGAAACCTAGAAGCCCGAGTGAAGGAACTTGAATCCCAGATAGCGTCGTGGAGGGTAGCGAGACCAATCTCTGAGTATCACGAAGACATGGGATGTGCCCTGTGGTTCGAATACCCCATCTGCGAGCCGCCTTACGTGGGAACTACCAACGACTGCGACTGGCCGGGATACCACACTCACTTTGTGAGGCTTACCAACGAGATGATTCCAGTTCCCAAGGATGAGTTAGGGGAGAAGCTGAAGGGAGAGGGCGAATGAGCCGAATCATTGAATGCTGGCGATGCGATGGATCTGGCTACATTGAGGCTTGCTATGAGTGCGACCGGTGCGGTGGATGTGGGACCGTGGTTGCCGAAGACGAAGAGCTCGATGACAACCTGGACGACTTTATTCCGGAGGAAGAATAGCCATGAGCGGGAAATTTGAATGGCCATCGGGATTCAATGCGGAAATAAATCGTTTGGCACTAGAGCAGCAGGCGGCAAAGAGGAGACCAACAAGCTTTACCGTGGGCGGGTACTCCATAAAGGAGTCAGACGCACTCTTTGAATCACTAGAGGCCAAGATATCCGAACTGGAGCAGCAGATCCTCCTGATTCAATCCAACAGCGCTATCGCCCTTGCAGCAGCGGAGAACAGGACGCATGCGGTAGAGGAAGAACTGGCTAGATATAAGGAAGAGCCATGCCCCAAGAACAACAGCGGCCATTGGTTCGACTCTTCCGGCAACTGTGCATATTGCACTAAATATGACGAGATCAACAACCTTCGTCTACCTGCCAGACCCGAGGAGAAGCTCAAGGAGGTGGGCCAGTGAGGGCTTGGCGTTGTGCTACTTGCATGAGGTTCGTGAGAGAGGGTGTAACGCGGTGTATGCCGTGCAGTATCGATCACCGCGAGCCAACCTTCGAATATACGTGCAGCGTGTGCGCCTGCTCAGAAATCCGACCTAGCTATAGAGGCTCTTATGTATGCCCTTGGTGCGGTGAAGGCGTTATGCAGTTGGGGGATAACTAGATGAACCCAAAGCCGACTGTATTGCTCGTCCGTAAGGTTGACTCCCACCATAACCGGCCTGCGCTGGGTAAGGGCGTGCTCGACTGTGTTGATGTCTTCAAGTGGAGCCTTAGCCCGCTTCAGCATCTCGAAAACCATCTCCGAAGAAGCGAATCTGCGGGTCCTGCCGATCTTCTTGTCTCCCTGAAAGAAGATGACATGGTAAGAGAACTGGAATTCTTGGATCGAGATCATGACACGCGGTATGGTTTGGAAAGGATAGCAGCATGACTTATAGCGATGAAGGTCTGGAACTGACGAAGCAGTTCGAGGGCTGCAAGCTCAAGGCCTACCAGGACCAGGGCGGCGTCTGGACGATCGGCTATGGCCACACGAGGGGAGTGAAAGCGGGCGATGTGTGCACGCAGGAACAGGCCGACGCGTGGCTACAGGAAGAGCTGGCGAGCGCTGCCAACTTTGTAGAGAGCTCTATCGATGTGGAAATCACCCAAGGCCAGTTTGATGCTCTGGTTGATTTTGTCTACAACCTTGGACCGCGAGCCCTCAAGTATTCCACGCTCCGGGCACTTATCAATTCCGGGCAGATGGATAGGGCCGCGGACGAGTTCAAGCGCTGGAACCACATTGGCAAAGTAGAAAATGCAGGCCTGACGCGCCGGCGTACTGCAGAGAAGGCAATGTTCGAGGGGAAGCCATGGGACAAGTGACGGAGATCAGGCCGAACGATGAACGTTGGGTGGATGCAAAGGAGGTTGCGCGTCATTTAGGATTCTCCCCAGATCACATCGTGAAGATGGCGCGGCGCGGTCAGCTGCCTGCCCGCAACTGTGGATATGGCAAGCGGCAGTATTGGCGGTTCCGTATCTCGGAGATTGATAGGAAGCTAGCGGAGACGGCATGAAGAGGCTCACGTACCAGCGTGGCAGTGTAGTTCCCAAAGAGCGTTCCAATGGTCCTGACGTGTGGACCTTCCGATTCATGGAGGGCGGCCTGCGCCGTTCGATCATTCTCGGGGACATGAAGCAGTTCCCTACCAAGGCTATCGCCGAGAAGGAAGCTGACAAGCACCGCGCCAAGGTAGCTGCTCTCAGCCGATCGATCAATATTGCGGAGGCTATCGAGCGCTACAAGCTGGAGGACATGCCAACCCGCCAGAGCACGCGGCGATCCTGCCTGTCGAACCTGGCGCACATCAGCACGCGCTGGGGGAAGGTTGCGGCGGCAACGATGGTGCGCGATCTGGTTGAGGTCGAGATGTGGCTGAACGGGCTGGAGAAGCGTAGGGGCGGCCAGTTGTCCAAGAAGACGCGCCAGCACGTCAAGGCTCAGCTCCACACCCTGTTTGAGAGCATCATGCGCTGGGGAGGCCTAGACCTCCAGCGGAACCCCATCAGCCTCCTGAGGGTCAAGGGAAGGCCGCTCCCGACGCGCCAGCAGACGATTGTCTCAGTCGAGCAGTACCATCAGATCCTCACCATAGTCCCGCCCAACGTCGGCATGATGGTTCAGTTGGCGATGTATCTCGGCCTGCGCGCCTCGGAGATCCTTGGCCTGCGTTGGGAGGATATCGACCTGGACAAGGGCACTTTGACCATCAACCGCTCTGTGGTGGGCATGCATGCGGATGCGACCAAGACGGAGGCCTCTAACGATGACCTGCCATTGCATGACAGCCTGGTGGCAGCCCTGAGGGCATGGCGCGAAGAAGAGGTTGTGATCGAGGGATGGGTATTCGGGAGCCCGGTCACCAGCAGGCCCTACCATCGCGACTCGCTACAGGTTCGCCACCTGCGTCCAGCGGGCAAGCTTGCAGGGCTTCCCCGTCTAGGCTGGCACAGCTTCCGCCACACCTACCGGGCCATGATGCGAGATCTCGAGTTGCCGATGGAGGTCCAGCAGCGCCTGATGCGTCACTCTGACATCAGGACCACCAGTCAGTATGGCGGCAGGAAGATGAAGGGCCTGAAGGGACACAACGCGGCAGTTGTGGAGATGATCACGAAGGACAAGAAACAAGCTTGATGGCGAGGGTCAAATAAGGGTCACCTAACAGGAAGTCGCGAATATCCCAATAAAAACGGGCATGTATTTACGGGACAAAACGCAAAAAATCCAATGAATCGCTAACAAATGCGGGCTCATAACCCAAAGGTCGTAGGTTCAAATCCTACCCCCGCAACCAAAGTTCCTTATTATCAATGGCTTAGGAGAGTGAGTCCTGAGCCATTAGCTTTTAGGGTCAATTAGGGGACAATATACCTAAACCGTGTTCCTCGGGGGTCTACCGATGCGGTTGGTTCTACCCTGAGCGCGACGTACGGCCCAACGGCAATCCTCACAACGACACCCACGCTTCTCGTAGCCAGCAAGCGTACCGTGGACAAGCTCCTTCGTGAATCTTGCGCGGTTCTCGGAGCTTGTCTTTTGTTTATGACAGTCTCCGCAGAGTGCTACGCACTTCTCAAGCTCTGCCTGTCTCCTGTCGGATGACCATGACCAAATGGCATGATGGATTTTGGTAGATGGATCTACGTGGTCCAGCTGTAGGTTTTCGGAAGATCCGCATTCTACGCAAGTCTTGTCTGAAAACCATTCTGCTCTGCGCTTGGCCATCCATTATCTTGCATATGCACGGCGCGCTTCTATATCCTTGATTGGCATGGGTGTCCCTCCTAGGACTTTACGCGGCTGGCTTTCTCAGAGCCTTCCGCGACCATGTTTATTATACGAAATTCCATCCAACTTATCCCGTAAATCATTAAGCAGCCGAGCCAAATCCTTCCTTATCAGATGTGTCGGCCCGAGGTATTTTGCGAGGGTTTCATCTACTTCGGCAAGCTCTTGGAACGCCATGGTCTGATGGCGATGGTCTGCGGTTATAGGTACTGAACCCTCAGTGGCCGGGGTGCCGGCCAGTACGTGATCTTCGTTTTGGAGATGCATCTGTCTCGTCTCATTTCTTTTGTAATCACGCAGATACCCATAACCGCATCCTGCGATTCCTGCACTTCGCGGGTGTCGCCTTCGCTGAAGATGTCGTCTAGGTGGTTTGGGTGGGTGTGGATTGTGCCGAGCAATTCGAGGTTGTATTCCTTGGCCTCGTCTTCGTGGCTGTCAAGGTCTTCTTCCTCGTATTGGACTTGTGTTGGGCTGGCGTATTTAGCGGGCACACCCATGAACGCAAATATGTGGACCTCATCCCCTACATATCGCCCCCAGAGGGCCTCCATCATCTCGTTTGGGTATTTGGCGATCGCTCTACGCCGGAAGGCTTGTTCTGCCCTCCGGTCGACAATGACGCGCAGCATCAGGCGAACCGCTTCTCATAAAACCCGCGATCATACCAAGGCATCCATTCCACGTTGAAGCGGGTGACAATTCCCTGCTCGCTCTGGTTCAGGTTGATGATCAGATAGCCGACATGGGCCTGCAGTTTCTTCTTCCGCATGAACATGGTCTGGTCACAGGTACAGCCGGTCTGAACGGTATGGACCTCGCGGGGATAGCCGTAATTGAACTTATGGTAATGCCCCGCCAGCTCTATCTGTGGCTTCTCGCCGCCCTGGTAGCTCTCCACGCGCTTCTGATCGGTGTAGCTGATGGCGTAGGAAGATCCCCCGCCTGGGTGAACCACGCGCATGCAGGCTGATCCTGAGCCGTACTGGAGCTTTATGTCAGCCTCTCCATAGCCCAGATACTTCAGATCGTGGCGCCCCTGCTCTTCGGCCCTGAGTTGGAGGTATCGGCCGATCTCGATTCCTTCGCGCTGCTGGTACCATCCTTCGTGATCGTCGCCAGCAATGTAGTGCGTGGTTATGCCCTTCCGCTGGGGGAAGTTGTCGATCATATAGTTGATCTGGTTATCCATGCCTGGCGCTGTGACCAGTTCGGTCTTGTTGAAGCGAGCTTCGCCGTCGATCCAGTTTCCAGTATTGAAGACTTCCGTGATGCCTTCACGCTCAAAATGGTCGTAAGCGGCGTTTAGAACATCGAGCCGGGAATGCTTATTGCAGAGATGGTTATCTCCCGTTACGCCGAATCTGCGCGCGCCGGTTGTGGCCTTGATCACAGATTCGCCCGGCTCAATATGAATACTGTCTTTGAGGTCGTACTTGCCGTGGAGCTCCAGCAGCATGGCTCCGCGTGCCTTCATCTGGTCGATGGCCTCACGCACGCGCTTCGGGCTGCAATCCAGGGCATCGGCAATCTCTGCCTCAGACATGGGCTGCTTTCTCAAAAGCCTGCGAATTGAATCGTGGGCCAAGGGCTCAACTTCTTCCCTGGCTCTGATCGGGGTAATCAGCCCCTGTTTGATCTTGCTGACGGAACCGGCGCCCAGACCTGTAACAAAGGCAATCCTGTCTCTGGTTAGCTTTCCTTCGGCGAGTAGATCCTTAACCTGCTGCACTTTCTCGGCAGATAACGTAGACAAGGGGAACTCCTCGTATTCAGTTTTGGTGGAACAGAAAATGCCCCCCAGAACGAGGGGCCCAGAGATTACATCGACCAGTGGCAGCCCGAAACAGCTCCCGGATTGGCGACAACGATAGGAGTCACACTGGCGTTATTGGCGATTGTGATGGCAGTGGTGAGGCCATTGATGGGCTGCGAGGCAGAGAAACCTACAACCGTGACCACCTGCGCTGCCTGTGGGTTGTTGATAGAAATCGAAGAGTCCGTCAGGCCGCTGCAATCCGGGAGGGTGATAGCAGAGGTGGCCGCCAGCGTTCCCATTTCTACGGCACGATCTGCCCATGTAAGTCCGGTAGTGGCAGTCAGGACGCGTGGAGAGCCGACAGAATATTGGGATTTAATGTAGTTGGTCAGGGCCGAATTCATTGCCGCGACCGAACCATACCCGCTTAGGGATGCGCCCTGAATGGGTCCGCACGTACCAGCACCCGGGCCTACGAGGTGAGTCCTGTCACCCTGGAAGCACAGGTTGTTGTTGGCCGCACCATCGGCTCCCAATGGCGGGAAGTTGGCATAGTCCATCAGATAATCGAATCCCGCCTGCTTGTAGTTGGCGCGCTCAAGTATGCCAAGCGAATTCTTCCGAGCGTCCAGGGTAGCGTTGGCGATCATCGTTGCGAGAACCGGAATACCGCCATACTTCTTGATGTTGGCAGCGCAGACCCCCAGATACTGCATGATGAGTGCGTCTGTTACTCCAGACTGCGCTGTATCGTTGATCCCTCCCCAAACATGGACAATCGTATTTCCAGGAACGATATTGCCCAGCCAGCGAGTGTAGGAGTTGTAGCACATGTCATTGGTCTGCATCGATCCAATGCCCCAGTTGGTAATCGTGGGCGAGTAGTTCAAGGCAAGCGTCGTGGTCCACTGCGCTGAACCCTGCAGGCTGGCGGTGAGAGAATCTCCCACATAAACAAGCTGAGGAGTCACCGCATTTGTGAATATTGGATAGCGCGGGAAGGATCCACGAGCGGCCAGCTTTTGCCTGACATATTCAGAAACCTGCTGCATCTCGGGAACTGTGAGCTCCACGTTATAGGGAATGGCGTAGGTAATAACGGCACGAAGCGCGGGACCACCTACTGGGCCTCCAAAGTTATAAGTCCCACCTATGATCGCGCTCCCTGGACCGGTGCCAAAGCGGGTCTTATAGTTTGCGATGGCCTGACCGTCTACCATTACGGTGTCGGTGGTGCTTGCGTCGAGCGCATAGCCGTATACGTGGCAGCCGTCATAGAATCCAGCATCGGCGGTAATCTGGCCGTTGCTGATGCGATAGACGACCGGCTTGAAGGAAGTAACGGCAATCGAGGGATTGGTAGCAGTGAAGAAATTCACCCCTCCCGTTCCGCCGCCGGGCCCAAACAGAATCGGCGTATTGCCAATCTGCCCGCCTGTTGAAATTCCGGTAGTCTGCCCAATTGTGGGATTGCAGACGCCTATGATCATGGTTTTGAAGTCAGAGAATGGCGTGGTTGCAAACTGAGGGGTAACCGTGCCACTGATGATCCCTGAATTCTGGAATGAGACGCCGTAGGTCAGCCATGTTGGGGAGTTTGCACCACCAGCGAAGGTCGCGTTCCTGCCGTTTCCGCTGACATCGGTGATGGTCGTACCAGTTCCATCATTGAAGGGATATTCCGCAATCAAGTCATGGGTGACAGGGTTGCTCGCGCCACTTCCACTGCCGCCGCCGCACTGCCATCCAGCCAGGCTAAATTGGCGAGTACCACCTGTAGCACTGCAGACCGTGCCGGTGTTGAAATAGGTCGATCCGATAGCAGAAGAACCCACTTCAATATCGGCATAGCCAAAGGAATTAGGGCCGGATTGAAAGCGGGGTTCAGCAAGGCCCGCAGAAAGGACGGTGGTCAAATTGGCCGTAGCCGTAGTTACTCCAGTGATGACCGAGGGCGATACCGAAGCATTAGGCTGAATCGTGAAGGTCCAAGTCGCGCCGGCTTGGTCGACACTGGCAGTGTTGAGCATCGTCGCACTCAGAACTCCCGAGGTAGAGCAGGAACCCGAGGCGAGAAGTTGCGAGTCGGGTACGGGGGCCTTTCCAACGGTAGGCGGAGTGGTGCTATTCAGGGTTGCAGACCATGTGCAGTTAGACCAGACGGACCCATCACCATCTGTCAAAGTCGCCGTGACAGCGGTGGTACTCGCGGACGCGCTGATGCTAGCCAAGCAGAGCAAGGCAATAAGCAGTTTCATTGTTTCTCCTTTAATTTGTTTGGCTTAGTGAGTTACTAGGCATTCAACGAATCCACCAGCCGCAGCTGTAGCCGTAGGGTTGACCTCAAGTACTTGGAAGGTGGTAGTAGTTCGGAAGGAGGTCCCTCCGATCGTGCTGGCGCCGCCTGAAAGATCCCGAACAGAGCAGCCCAGAACGAAGTAACTGGTGTTGGGCTCTGCGACGGGCAAGGTAATGGTGTCAGTGCAGAAGGAGTTCGCCGCAGGGTGGCAACTGGAACCAAGTCCTGCTACCTGCATTCCTACGCCATTAGTGATTGAGGTGAGCTGTACGGGAACGGCGAAGATGTGCGGGTCGGAGTTTCCATTGTTCCATCTTTCGCGGATGAAGTTGTTGGCGTTGTTGACGACTCGCCCACCCTGCGGACCGTTTACCACATCCACCCTGCCGTCGCCGCTATCCTCAAGTCCGCCATAGTTATTACCGGGGAATCCAGTATGGGCAACACTGACAGAGGAGTGGACTGTCATCTGCTGAGCCAGATAGTCAAGGACCGGCTTGAAAGCTGCCATGTAGTAGGAATCAAATCCAACCGGGCTGGGGTGGTGATAGCCATCTCCGCCATAAGAAAAGGGATTGGTATCGAAATCTCCCGCTGCGTTATAGGTCGGCGGAACCTGCGTCCCCATCATGGATTGAATGCCTACGATTGGGGTGAAGTATTGCGTAGGATTGCCATAGTAGATGTATTCGTTGCTGATGTTGCCGGGACCAGACTGAATCCCCACTGCGACCTGCCCTCCCGCTAGTTGAAAATAGTCATAGGCGCTGATGACGTGATTGGTCGTGTTGCACCACACGTCATGATGTGCGCCGCTCACCTGGACGGTGAGGACCAAAGGAACTGCGGTGGGTATCGTGCATACTCCGGAAGTGATTACAGTTTGCGGGACGCCGTTGGAGTAATACAGGGTGATTGACCAAATGGTGTTAGAGCCTGAAATAGCGCTGGAGGTCTGCACCTTGTAGCCGAACTGCAACCCTCCCAATGCTGCGGATGTCATGCGATACCAGATCGATGGGACACTGACTCCCGCCTGGGTTTGACCGAAGCTGGCGCTGAGAACGAAATCAGTAGCATTCCGTGTTCTCTGCACCATTCCTCCATTGGTTCCGGCGGGGGTGGGGTAGGTGATCGTGGAAGCAAGTCCGCTCCCGGAAAGGGCCGGGAAGTCGGACGCATTCGCTCCCACGGCCACCGCCCATCCGCTTGCGTGGTAGTTCAGGAAAGAATGCTCCACCTGAAAATGACGCCTGCCGGGATCAATCCCATAGGCCAGAACGTTGTAATACCTGTCCGCGTCCGCCAGCAGCAGGTTGTTCTGGGCTGCGATGCCCCGAGTGGCTTCGTTCAATCCTTCAAAGATGTTGGGGTCTTGAAGGCCAAGGGTGGAATCCCAATTCGGATTCGGTGGCATATCGGTGGTAAGGATGACGGTCGGAGGAATGATCTTGATGGCGCGGACGAAGTTGATGGCACTCTGAAGTGCGGGAATATAACCCTGCGTCCCCGAGGAGTACTCGTTCTCTACGAATCCCAGCACGACGATATCCGGCTGGGTCGTCGTTAATTCCTGCATCCAGTTGTTGCCCGGCGTGCAACCGTTGGTCCATTGGAAGTAGGGGGGGCCGGTAAGGAAACCGCTATTGAAGGTCTGCTGGAGATACCAGTTGCCGGGAGTTGAGCGGAAGAAGTGATTTGCCGCTGGGGTGGTATTGCAGATATAGGTGGCGTCTATAAAGTTCTGTACAGAAGACCCGCCGATGGAGAGATTGATAAAGGTGAACTGTGTATCGGGGAACTTGCGCTGCATGGCTGCAAACAGGGCGGCGGTATAGCCGTCATTCGGGGCCACCGCCGCAACGTTCTCATGGATGGAGTTACCGACGACAGCAACGACGCAATGTTCCGTCTGTACGCACCGCTGCGCTCCGATCGTGTCTCCCCCCGCTGCTGCACCATCCGTGGCCGGAAGGCTAATCATCTGGGCAAGAGAGACGTCATGGTTCAGGGGCCGGTGATCGTCAACAGGGATGCCGGTAAACTTCTTATAGCTTGAGGTGGAAATTCCGCTCAGCGATATGTTGGCCGCGGGATAGGCCATCTCTCCTGCCGCTAGCGTTCCAGGTACATCCACTTCCCCCCCTGCACCTTGCGCAGAAGTTACCGCGGCCTGAATTGAAGCAAATCCGAAGCCGGGTACATTGGAGCCATTGATGCTGCTTACCCCTAAGGTCGTGCCTGCCGGCTGCTGGATGTTCTGTGCGCCTGCGGGAGCCTGCACAATGCAGTTACCTGTACCGCAACCAATGCCGCCCGGACCTTGTGGGCCTACGGGAGAGTCAAGGGAGAGGGCATAGGTTCCTACCGGAGTACCTACAGCAGTATTGACGCTGAACTTGTAGATGCCCGCGGCAATCCAGAACTGAAATCGCCCCTGATTGTCAGACTGCAACGGCTGAGGAATTAAGTGACCCGGAGCTAGATCTTGGTTGGTATAGATAGGAACCGTAGTTGTGCAGGGAGTAGTTAGATTCCCGTCATACACACACACCGAAACGGTACTAAAGGGGAGAGTAAGAACCGGAGCTTGGGCGCCAACGGAAACGTTCTTCGCAGACGTGACATTGTAGCTATTGAAAAATACCCCCTGCCCATAGGCGCACGAGGTTATTACCGCCATGAGCAGTAGAAGTGTCTTCTTCAAGCGGAGGCTCCTTAAATGAAAAACCCCCGCAGGAGCGAGGGATGTTTAAGTAATTAAATTTAAAGGACTTACTAGTTACCCGAAAGTTGTACTAAATAATTGTTGACGGGTAAGTTAGGTCAACCTAGATTCGTACATGGTTGGGAGGAGCCCGGCAAGGCTCACTCCCATAAAGACCTAGGAGGGTCACCCATGTACACCGTCAAGTTTATCTCAACTATGCGTCTTTTTCTTGCAGCAATTCTCTGCCTTTCTCTCGTCGGATGCGGTTCGGGACCAGGTAAGTCGAACTTCTCCGCGCCACCATCCAACACCACACCGCCGCCATCAACACCGCCGCCCACAGCTAACACCGAAGTAGTATTCATCGGCGATTCCGTGACTGACCTTTGGCGCAATCAAGCAGCATTTCAGGCGCATACCAACTGGACAGACAAAGGAATCAGTGGCCAAGGCTCGCAGGCTATTGCTATGCGCTTTCAGGCTGACGTTGTCGATCTGCATCCCGACGAAGTGCACATCATCGCGGGAACGAATGACCTTCAAGCTAGCTGGACTCTATGTCCAACACCCGGACCCGATGATGCCACGCCAACTACACCGCCAATCACTATTGATTCAGCGAATACCTGCGCAAACATGACCTATATGGTCGAGACTGCAAAGCGAAACAACATCAAGGTAATCATTGGAACAATTCCGCCTTGGGGCTGTGCTTCAGATCCTGCCTGCGGTTTTGCTGCCGGGGATCAGTCGCAGGGACGACTTGAGCGCATCAACACACTCAATACTTGGCTGAAGGCGTTTGCGATTAAGGAAGGCGTTACCCTGATTGACTACCATGCAGCCCTTTTTGATCCCATCAGCTCACGCTATACCGATGGACTTACTACCGATGGAGTGCATCCAGATGCATCAGGTTATGCAGTTATGCAGCCCCTGGTTGAGGGAAAACTTCAGCAATTGCAATAAAACCGTAGGCAAGTGCCCTATAGATGGAATAATCTGTGATTCAAGGTATTTATGCTTAGGTTCTTTGGATCGATCATCGCCGCAATTTGCATAATGTTCTTACTCTCTGCCTCTCTTGGAGGATCAGCGGAGATGATCGGATACATGGGCGTATTACTTTGGCTTGCTGCGGTCATTGGAGGAGGAAACTCCTATACGGGAACTGGCAAGTGGAGCGATTCTCCCAATGCCTCTTCCGATACCGGGGACGACCTTTCCTCCTTCGAATAGAGCCTTTGCGGCACCAGTCTTTACCGGAACGGAGTCCAAGATAAGGGGGGCTGCGGCAATGAATGGATTATGGGTAGCAGCACCTAAAACTCCCCCTATTCCTATTTCTCCCAAGTTTCTGGCGATTCCAGATAGAGGGGATTGTCCTGTTGCAGCCCTTTCAGCCGCTCTTCCTTCAAGCTTGCTTGTACCCTGATAAATCTTGTTTAGCCGCGACGTTTCGGGAACGGCGTCTGTAAGTAATCCACCCAACCGCCCCACTGTCTCCTGCCTAACCTTGTTCAGGTCGTACATTGTTGGATCATTCCAGCGGGTGTTTTGGGATATGGGTTGTTTCATCTCCGAGAACAATTCGGAAGGCGTGAATCCTCCTCGGTTAGAAGCGTTATATACAGGCTGAGTCAGGTTGCTTTCGAAATCATTCAACGCTGCCGGAGAACCGATACCACCCGGAGCATTTTGGATGTTTCTCAGTTTAGTGATGGGCTCTTGCACGGCATTCATTACGTCGCTTGCGGGGATAATAGCCGTTGAGTTGCTATAGGCATCCCCCAGCTTGGCGCCGGTATCAGACTTTATCCTGCCGGCCGACTCGCCAAGACCTCTAAGATTAAGAACTGGTCCTCCTCCTCCCTCGAGATATGCCCGTCCCGGTTCAGCACCACGAGCCACATCCTTCTTCAGTAGGCCAGCCGTGCGGTCTATCAACTTTCCGCCTGCGGCCTTCATGTTCTCGCCAAGGGGAACAGCGAGCTTAGGAGCGGCATGCATTGCCCCGCCCATGGCTCCCGCCGTAATGGTATCTCCAATAGCATTCGCAATGCCGGTGCTGTTTGGGTTATCTCGGATGTCAGAGATCAAGTCGCCAGCTTTACCTGGATCAGACCATCCTGCCCCTGTAAGAATAGAGCTGGGATTGAGAATGGGATTAACAAGCCCCTTGGCGTTGTCTCCTAAGCGATTGAGCACCTTTCCGCCGAAGGTTGGGCCTGGCTCCTTCAGGTTGGCCGCAGGATGAGCAGCAACACCCGGAAGGTCTACTCCAGCAGGAAGACCGGCAGGACGATCAGGGCTAGACGGTGCATCGAGACTATAGCCAGCCGGAAGCTTAGGAGCTTGCGCGGGCTGATCGACGGTATAACCCTTGGGTAGCGGCATTACTTGATTTCCTTTCCGGTCTGCGTGTCGAACCAAGTAGCGCCGTTATCGTTAGAGCCGATTTTGTGACCACCGGGGCCACTAGCTGTTTGCTTGTATTTGTTCCCTCCGCCTGAGGGCAATGCATTGCCTTGGTGCTTTACCTTTACGCCACCAGATACGCCAGTCATGCCAGGCGCAAGACGCTTGAGAACTTCGTCCTGCTGGTCAAGCTTGCTGAGTGCCATGGCGTTGTTGTCTCCGGCAGAAGGTACGACATCCAGAATGCGCTGAGCCCCCGCCTCTGAAGCTGTACCTCCGGTAGTAGAGCGGAGAATGCCAGCCTGCTCATGAAGCTGCCGCACGGAGTTGATAGCCGTTACGGCAGCAGGAGAAAGTCCGTTCGTTACAATCTTGCCGTTGATGACCTTGCCAATTGTGGAGTGCGGGTCAGACATCGCAGCTACGATCCGAGGATCAGAGAGCGAGCCGCCTTCGTTGAAGAACTGAGTAAGCGCGTTGCGGGTATGTCCTACCGAGCCAGAGAGGTCATTGAACGAGCCGACGTTCTTCTGCTGAGTGATGGCGTGCGGAGCGAACTTGGCGCCTACAGTAGTCATCTGGCCATCGTCGCCGGCTATCTGAGCGGATCCAGGTAGAGCGTTGCCTGCATTGTCGGTGCCATAGAGCGCCGCGTTCGTGTTCTGCCTGCGGAGGTCTAGGCCTTGCGCTCTGAGCCCGAGGCTGGACATTGAAACATTAAGGCGCTGGTCTACCTGTGCCATCTTGCGCTGCGCTTCTACGTATTCAGGAGTTCCGGGGATGTAATGATTCTGCTGAATCTCGGCTACGATCTTGTTCTTGTCAGCCGTAGCTTGGTGCATGGCGGAAAGGGCCTGGCGATCATGGAAGGCCTGCGACTCGTAATCGTCCTGGAAGGAAGGAATGCCATTCTCGTCATACACGACCTTTTGACCATGTGCCGCCGCCGCCTGGTTGACCCTTTCCCGAACCGCAGTCTCCTTCTGATCAATCTTTGACTGCTCGATCTGCGGACGCTGGTTGAGGTAGTTGGTATTCGCTTCAGTCTGACCTTCCTGCGCTATTGCCTGTTGATTCTGCAGAGCATTATTGATGCCACGCTGCTCGATTCCCTGCAGGTACTGGTTATGCATCCCTGTTCCCGGAGTTAGCGCAGCCGCACCCGGGGCAATGATAGATTCAGCAACTTCGCCAGTCCTAGCCAATCCGCGCAGGAAGGGATTCTTGATCTGAGAAATACCAGACCCTTCTGTCTGCAGTTCCCCTAGCCGTTTCTGATGACCAAGAAGGCTGTTGGTTGTGTTCTGCACTGCCGGATCTGGAGTCTTGAGCACACTCAGAGCCGGAGACGCGGGGATGACGGGAGGAGGAGCCATCGGAGTAGGAGTTACAGCGGCAACCTGCTGTGGCATCTGTGCCGCAAAAATATCAGGAACGGCAAGGCGCTTAAGCAGAGTCGCATTTGCAATGAGAGGATTCGGATCTGCCATTTATACCCCCTGCTGCGGCTTGAGCGCATTGATGGTGCTCAGCGTGTTCTGCAGCCATCCGTTCTGGTTGGACTGGTTCTGGGTCTGGAGGGAGTTGTTCGATAGGCCAAGGGCATTCTCACCTGCACCCACGTTGGTCTGATACATGTTCTCAAGCCCTGCAATGCCCTGCTGCTGCTGCTGTGCCCTGAGAAGCGCGTCCTTGTTCTGCACGCCTAAGGCTGCATCAGAGAGAGCCGCTGTCGCATCATGGCCCGCCTGAGCCGCTGCAGGGGCATAAGCACCCGCGTTATTGGTACGAGCAGCCGCAAGATTAGCCGCACCGACAGTGCCAGCCGCCGCTCCACCTGCAGACTGCAAGGCCGCCGTGTTCATGTTGTTGACGGTCTGCTGGCCGAAGCCGGTTGGATTGGTGGCCATTTGATTGAGGGTCGGGGTTAGGACGTTAGAATTGGCATTCGCCTGATTGTTGTAGCTGCTCTGGAGAGCCTGCCCGGTTTTGCTGTTTGTTGCCGCTGCTGCGCTAGTATCTCTCGCCAAAGCAAGCCTCCTAAAGGTACTTACAGAAATGTTGCCAGCGCCCGGGTACCCACCCGAAAGTACGCTGTAATCTTTTGCCGAATGACTTCACAATCTCTGGCGGGATGAACGCCAACACATCCGTATAGCCGCGATCCAGAAGGAACTTGTGCATCTCCTCATGGAGTGCGGCGAAGTGAGCCATCCTCCACCGCGGAGTGCGGTAGTTGGGATCCCCGAGGAAGTACATCTCTACCGTCTTGCGGGCTGCGATCGCCTGTATCGGTGAGTCGTTCTCATCCGTGCTAACTAGAACGCCTTCGAACCGGCCGAGGTCGGGAAACTCGTAGTCGAAACCCTGTGCTTTATGAATAGCTCTGAGGATCGGCTCATCTGATGCGCGGTACGGTCTGACCATTACTTCCTTACCGGAGGAGTTGGACTATTGCGATAGAGCCCACTGAACCCTTGGCGCTGACTCATAGGGGGGCCGGGATAAGATCCACTTCCTACGGCCTGGGGTGTTGCTCCTCCGTGGTAGACAGCAGATGACGTAGTAGAAGGGTGGTAGTTGCTGTGGGCGCGCCAGTAGTAAGTACCAGCACCAAGGTTGGCTCTGTGATTCTGCGAGGTTCCGAGGTCGATAGAGTGGGCATTCTGGAAGTCCGGTGTCTGCGAGTATTCAGCTGTGTAGCTCAGTCCCGCATAGGCTGGGGAGTTGTCTGTGATTTGCACGTCATGGATGCCCCCCGCCGCCGTTACCGTCAGATTGCTGATCGGTGCCGGTGCGGCTACTTGAGCTCCAGTGGGATCGATGTTGGCCTGGTCGGCAACGCGGTTGATTGCGTCGGAGATTGCCTGCAGGGCTTGAGCGCTGTACTTGTTGTCCTGCCGTATATTCCCGATGTTCTGAATCGTGAATCTTGCCATTTAGCGAACTCCAGAGATGGGAGCGTTTGGATCCGGGGAATACATTACCGCTGCATTGTCGAGGCTGAACTGAACCCCAGGCTGCCCCAGCTTCAGGAACAGGAGGCGTCCAGTGGTATTGATGGGCCACTCTGCGACGATGTCCTGCAGCGCTGCCAGATCCTGAGCCCTTAGTGTTTTTGTCAGAGTTGAAAGGTCCTTTGCATATAGGAAGGGCGTCATAGTTCCCGTCCCTGAAATCTGCAGCGCCATATAGTCATAGAGCTTGCGCAACATCGAAGATCCGACAGGAGGGAATGTGTAATATCCCCCGATTGGTCCCATATCGCTGTCATCCGTGCCCGCATTCGCGCTGAGTGAATAGAAACTATCCCCAAACAGGAACAGCGGGCCGGTAGAGGAATCAGATATCCAATTGAGAGGCCGATTCCATGGGCACCACTTGCCCGGGCCGCCCAAGTCCACTTCGTGATAGCTGTACACCAGCATCGACTTCACGCCATTGTTACCTGTTACGCCGAAATAGACTCTTTCAAGGTCCGGATCATCGAAAACAGTGCTGACGGAGGCGATATTTCTCCATGTTGGGTTGATGATCGCCGAAACCTTCTGCGGAATCGCTCCAGCGAACCAGAAGGCTCCTAATTCCCCGCCCCATGCAGCCCAGCCCTTGCCTGTAACTACTGAGTTAGCATTGAAGGTGCCGCATTTATCCGAGACCTGCAGTGGATCCCACGAGGAGGGCTCAGAGTTTCCGATTTGCTGCACGGAATAAAGGCGTTTTGCCGTGATGAAGAATAAAGACTCCTGCAGAACAAAGATTGCCCGCAGCTCTGAAGGGTCGTCGTTCGGGCCTACGTTCCCAGTCAATGCATCGTAGGCTTCAGGATTCTTGAGATAAGCTCCTCGCGCAATAGGATTACGGTTCGGGTTGTCCGCAAAGATCAATTGCATGTCGCGGACGGTGGCGCCGGCGAGCGTAACCGTAAGGGTAAGATCATCCGGGATGGTCGCGGGCATTGTCTGAGAGAACGACCCCGTAACGTAGCCGTTGCCTGTAATTGTTGCCACCGAAGTAAATGAAGTGCTGGCCGAGCTGAGATTCGCCGTAACCGTACCGCCATTCAGCCATGCGCGAAAGGAGTAGTTCAGGTTCTGCTGGATGATCGCATCGCCGCGTAGTGTCGTATCTGCAGGCTGAGACATCGACCCCGTACCTTGAAGCACTGGCATAATTCCCAACTGGGACACAGTAAGGACCCCGGTAAAGTCTCCCCATCCCAACGGCACGACAGAGCCGAACAGATGACCTCCCGCCATGTCCATATTTAGGAAGCCGATGACGGTGTTCTTCTCGCCCTTCCAGAAGAGGCGGTCGAAATACCAATTAACTCCATTTGGAAGGTTCAGTGCCACTTGCTGAAACAGATTGTTTCCTGGTACGTCGATTCGCGTAGCCGCGGCAGAAAGTAAGGTCGTGTCCGAGAAGTCGATGACCACCGAGGTAGAAGTGTTGTCGTTGACTACCGTAGAGGTGGAAATCTGCTGGCCGTTTACCTGCGCAGGTACTAGCAGGATTGCGAATGCGCTTCCATTGGCCCCGGTAAAAGAAAGGATTCTTCCGGTTACGTTCGCAGGTCCGATCGCAAGGTCATCTACCTTCACGTACTGCCCGCCTGACGCTGTAAAGCGAACCGACGGAGACGGAGACGTGATAAACCCGGTGTCTGTGATGAAATGCTGACAGATGAGATGATCTCCCGCAGCCATCTGCCCGGTAGGGGTAACGGTGCCGGTTACGCTTTCGATGGAAGAATCTGGTCCGAGCTGGCGGTAAGTGAATGACGTGGTAGACAGAACCGATTCGACGTAGAAGATTCCATCCCAGTCAAACGAGAGAAAGCCTGTATTCCACGTGCTGCTAACGAAGTTCAGCGGGCAGATAAACGTTGTAGGGGTAGGCGTGGCCTGAATATTGAACAGCTGTCCGGAATCGAAGGGCCATGGAAGGAATACGGCCCCGGTAAGGCCGCTTCCGTCTCCACCATTGTTGGTGAAGGTAAAAGTAGTAGGCGAGGGGACGGTGTCGACAATAGCCGGACCAAACCCGTCAGAGTTCAGCTCTACACTGATAGACGTTCCGGGGGTCAGGTCGTGCGGAGCTGACATCGTGATAGTTACAACGGTAGCGACTCGGGCCCAGCTAACAAACGAAACTCCAGGAACGATTGACTGCACGCCCGAGATGGATATCGAATTCCCCGGAACAAGGCCATGCGGGGCGGGAGTTGTAATCGTGGCAACTCCGGGAAGGATGTCATTGTCGATGACGATCGATGTTATGTTCTGGATGGCAGCATCGAGGCCTGCGATTGTTGCCTGATAGCCCTTTTGCAGGCTGTGCGGCTGGTAGGTTACGAGGGTTACTTCGTTGGAAACACGCGATGCCGTAAAAATTCCCGAGACGGGGAGAGAGACGTTAGAAACTGTAGGCGCAGCGCCCGGCCCCCCCTGACTCACGCGGTAAAGCTTACGCCCATCCCATTGCCGCGGAGCATCGATTCCCTGCCCATCCTGACCGAAGAAAGACATATACTCTCTTCCATAGGCCGTTACTGACGATACAGAGCTTCCTGCTGCGACTTGATCTATTTTGGTAGGGAATCCATGGTCGTAGACATAGAGCGCTCCTGTAGCGTCCAGAGCAAGAATCTGGGTGGTTCCATTCTTCGCAGTAAATTCTTTACGCCATACAGCCCCATTCGGAAGGGCCTGCTGAACCACGAATGGGTTTCGTGTCGCCATTCCCCCCACAGAGAAAGTTAGGTCTGAGCAGTCGGGAGAGTATTCCGGAGACAGCTTGGATGCGGTGGTATCCGTGCGCAGGCCGAGGAACTGTGTAAAGCCCTGCTGAGTTACACCCAAGGCGATCTCCGTCCACGTCTGAACCCGTAGCCCTGCCGGCGTGTCTGGGTCTGGTTCGCTCTCTTTGCTGACTTGTTGGCGATGATCTGGATGTACTTGTCTCTCTCGCCCTGCAGGTAAGGCGTATTGGCCGCTCCACGAATAGCAGCAAACTCTGCGGCGATCATGTAGGCCAGCAACTTTCCTGCACGTGCAAACCAGATAACCGGTGGCGGCTGTTCGCCCGTTGGCTGAATTAGCAATGGAATCGAAGGGATGTAGCGGAAGCGAATATCCTGCTGCGTAAACGTGCTGCCGAGGAAGTAAACGCTGTTCTGCCGAAACTCCCACCGCTGGTACCACTGCTGAGCGCCGTAAGTGAAGCCAGCCTCCATGCCGCCAAGCTTCTGAGACATGATCTGGAATGGGAAGTTGATCCCGTTGGGGCGCTGCCAGATCGTAAGAGGCTCGAGTAAGTCCGGAGGAAGCGTAGGGGATTCGAACGTATTGCCGTTAGAGTCCTGAAATCCGTCATACCCAAGCCTGCAGGTAGCATTTGGGTCAGTAGAGCCAGAGCTTACCGGAAGCGTAAGAACAGCTTCAGCATAGGCCGAAGACTCTACGTTGGTGTCCTCGAGCTGGTCTGCAAGGTTGTCATAGCAGAGATTAAGCAGGATCCACGTGTAGGGTTCCGAATCAGCCAAGATCTGGCCCGATAGCCCACCTTGCGCATCGTTCAAGAGGACGCGAGCAAAGTTGAGGATATCTTCTGTGTTCCAAAAGATAGCGCTACCCGGACCAGCATCGACGAGAGGCATTTACTTGGCTCCCGAGATCTTCTGCTTGAGGGCCTCGTATGCGACCATGTTAATAATCTCGTGGCAGGAACCGCACTTCGGAGCCTCAGGACGAACAGGCGACGAGCAGAACGGGCAGACAGTCATCTCTGCAGCCTCGCTCAACCACGGCTTCTTTGCCTTCAGGAATCTTGCTGCACGGAAATATTTGTCGTCGTAAACGCTCTCGCGCTCTTCGGGGCGAGGAGACGCGTAGAACTTATCTGCCTGTGTGAGAAGTTTCTCGAGGTAAGGGATAAGATTCCTCTTAGCCTCCGAAAGCTCCTGCTTTGTCGGAGTCTCGTTTTGCGAGGCGAAGATTCCCAAGCGGATCAGGTTCTCAAGGGGCCTGTTCTCGCCAAGGATCGCAGCAACAATATCGGATCCAGGTACTGCCCGCGAGCGATACTCCGCGCCATCAGTGAAGTGGGGGTAAATCTCCTCGTACGTTCCCGGAATAGCCTGCGGAGCCCTAACGTAAGCATCACCTTCTGGGCAAGAGGGGATATACCAGAGACCACACGTGCCGAGGTTGATAGTCGCTTCACTCGAGTAGATGTTGAAGATGTAGTGCGGCTCTCCTGTAAGCGTGCGCGGATCGATACGGTCATACTTTACGTTTCCCTGGTTGACCAGCCTCTGAGCCTGCATCGCTTCGTGCGAGATGACAACGGACATGACTACTCCTTAATTGATAAGCTTTCCGCCCGACTTCGGCAGTCGTGAATAATCCTTGTGCGAAATGCGGCCAAGACGTTCTTGATCGCGCTCAAAGTCTTCGGGGGTGCGGAAGTTGTTCTTAGGGCCGCTTGCTCCCTGCTGTATGCGTCCCATTGCCGCAGAGTCGAAGGACTCTACGATGGAGTTAGCTACTTCCTCACGCTTAATCCGTGCTACCTCTTCAAGGTTTTCGCGGATCGCCGCGGCACGCTGTTCGATGGGAAGATGTTTCGAAGCTTCAATGCCTTTAGACAGGATGCGGATGTTCTCTTCCGAGGGCGTCCAGTCATTCGGGAAGTTCATGGAGAAGAAGTAGAGTCCACGGCTGGGGTACTCGCCGTTGAGTTGTTCAATGATTTCGCTCCAGTGAGAGCGGGGTCCTGCGGCCTTTTCTGCCGATAGCCATGTTTCGAGAATCCAGCATGGATCGAGATATGTGTATTCCGGAACCTCTTCGCCTGCGAACCAGATGGTCTTTCGCTCTGACCAGATCAGGCGATACATCGGCTCATTGAAGGGGTTCTGTCCGAACGTGCCGAGAATGTTATCGATATATTCCGGGGTGGATTTTCCGTCACGAAGACGCATTTGCATCAATCCTTTTTAGGAAAGCTTTAGGTAAAAAGTAAGGGGCTAACTCGTCAGCTAACCCCTTTGTTTTATTAGAGTCCTGCGGGGATGGTCAGGCCGGTAATGGCAGATTCTTGTGCCGGGTTGATGCAGAACACGTCTGCTTCAATTGCCCAGTACTTGAGGTTAGAAGCCACAACCGAACCGTCCGTGGTCGAGATGACCGGGAAGACAGTCTGCGAGGATCCGGGAGGCGAGTACGGTCCGAGCTCCTTGGTTGTTGCCATGCCCCAGTTCTTGATGAGCATGGAATCAACGCGGGTCGGATCGCCGTGCAGCTGTGTAATGAGCTCACGTCCTGCCATCGTGTCGGGAGTGGTAGGCGGCAGACCATCGAAGGTCTTGAGGCCCTGGCCGCTCTGCGGACGGAAGATCTGAGAGATCGTGGTTCCCGCCGCTTCCCATGCCGCAGCCTGCTCAACGCCCACAATGAACTTGAGGGAATTCAGCAGCTTGGTGTTGTTGGTGCCGATCTTGCGAATCGACAGCTGGAGGATGGTGCGAACCATGACCGGGGTTAGAGCTCCACCTGCGGCAACTGCCGAGATGTTGAGCTGTCCAGGATAGGTAGCGCGGTTGAGGGTAAGCACCGTGCCGGTATTCGCAGAGACGTGATAGTCGTACAGCGAAGACAGCGAGGAGCCAGCAGTACCCGGCGAACCGTCCACCATGATCAGGTCACCAACTGCCGTACCTGCCGGAGCAGCAGCGGCAAGGGTGATCTGCTTGTTGTTCGCATCGACTGCGGCAACGGTAGAAGGAGTGGCCGAACGAACTGCGCCACCAAGCGAGGGATAGAAGAGAACATCCTGCCCGATGTAGAAGTTGTTGGCGTTGGCGACGGTGATGACCGGGCTGGCGATGACCGAGATCACGCCGAGAGTGCCGGAGGGAGAGAAGAAGAGAGCATCAAGAAACTGCTTGAAGTTCTCCATCTGCTGCGCCTGCTCAAGGGCGGTCAGTGAAGCAATCGCCTTCTCGCCGGAGTTGGTACCCCAGTAAGCTTCGGTCGTGGACTCGAGAGCCCATAGAATGCCCTTCGTGGATACAAATCCGGGGACGGTGTTGATCGAACCACCGCGACCGAGAGTACCGCCATCGAAGTTTGCGAGGCGCCCCTTGCCACCAGGAGCAACCTGGAGCGGGATGCGCAGAGAACGCTTGGACACTGGAACCGAGCCAAGCCCACCATTCCTCATAATCAGGGTGATCGTTTTGTCCTCACCCATGAGGAACAACTTAGGGAGATTGCTGAGGACCTTCTCTTTCTGAAGGCCGATAACGTTAGAAGTGTTTGAAGCAGGCATAACAAGTACCTTTGGGGTGCTTGCGGACCAACGCTTTTTCCCGAAGGACAGCTCGCGCTATTGCTGTGTGGAGTCTTCGCAGCGGATTGTTTGTTGATTTGTTGCAGGGTGGTGCGTTGCCGGATTACTCCAGTGATTGACGTGACTTTTCCTTGCGGACCGGCGCACGCTAACCGGAAATCACTGTTGTTGTCTGGCTAAACTTTGGGTGTTACCTTGAATCGCTCCGCGAATGCTAGCTTTATGTTTTCCATTGTTTCTGCTAGACCGCGTTCCTTTAGAAACTTGTCAACGTATGCCTGCTTCATCTGCTTCTTGACAGATGGCTGGATTGAGTCCTTTTCTACGTTGCTAGAGCGAATAGGTTTAGAGCTACTTCCATCCGTGGGAAATATCAAGGTTGAATCCCAGCTTGATAGCCTGCGGATAACGTCCGATCTTTCCTTTAGAGAGAAGCTGAACCATTCACCGTTGATGCGATTCTTGTCGTGTATACGATGCGCTTGCCGCTCAAGGTTTGAGTGATCTAGTGATTCCCAGATTGCAAACACCTCAACCTTGAAGGGGAGGAGTATTCCCAGTTGATCTATCCGGACATCATGGGATTTTGCCTTACCCATTTTGTACCAACCGAACTTCTCAGATCCGATCAGGTAAACGAATCCCATTTAAATCCAGCCTGAAGCTTTCTTGCCGTTCTTCAGTACGCAATGACCGGACATTACATCAGCCACCGTGCACTGGTTGAAGTCAATCTGGGAATGATCAGGCATTTCCTTGAGTGTGATTTCACCAGGAGCGCCGGCCTTACCTGTCGCAGCAGTCTTAGCCGCAGGAGCAGCCTTTGCCGGCGCAATATTTCGCAGGAAAGGCTCAATTACCTTAGCCGCTACCGGAAGAATGCGGTTGTATTGCGCCTGAATGTAATCCAGAGACTTCTTGGAGTCGCCGGTGCGGTAGTGAGCTTCCAACTTGTCAGCGAATCCCGGAATAGCGCCTAAACGCTTCTCAACTTCAGCCTTGACCATCGACTGATAGCCCTTCATGGCTTCAGGATCCACCTTGCGACCACCAACAACGCGGTCAATCTCGGGCTGCATCTTGCTTGACAGGTAAGTCTCTGCATCATTAGCTACGCGGCCTTCAAAGTCAGCTCTACGGGACTGTTCAAACGCCGTCTCGCGCTGTTTCAACTGCTCTTCGCGTGGATCCATGCGCTTCTGCTCGAACTGAGTCGCCTTTTCCTTCAGGCCAACAAGAGAGTTATGGATCTCAGCAATGATTGCCTGAGCTTGTGGGTTGTCAGCGTACCGATGATAGGCAGAAGCAAGGTTGTCGATCGAAAGGCCAGCATTATTCAGCGTATTCAGCGCCACATTGTTCGCGTAATACTGATATTGATCTGGTGCACGCTGCGCAAATTCGTTGATTACATGTGGTGCGGTCCTAAGGAAGCCTTCAGGGTTCCCCTCGGCTATAGAAGTAACGAACTCCTTCTTGCCTTCAGCAAAGTCGGTATCAATCTGTCGCCACTCTTCGCGCTCTGCCTGAATTTCCTGAACACCTTCAGGTCCGCCTATCTCTTCAATGATCGTCTTGGCAGTAATAGCATCAGCAGGCGTCGGGAAGGCTTTCTGGAACTCCTCGTTGGCGTAATAGAGCCCTTTGATCTGCTTGGCAACCTCTGGGCTAGTAGCCTTCAGGCCAGCAATAGCCTTCTTGAGCGCATCGGGCATCTTGCGGCCATCAGCAGGGACTTCCTCGGCGGCTGCCTCTTCCTCTGGGGCCTCTTCCTCGGACTCCGCGTCGTCTATACCATCGGATTCATCGGACGCGTCTTCGGCCTCTGGAGCGTCTTCAATAGGCGCTTCGTCAACTGAGGAATCATCTACCGGGGTCTCATCGACTGCCGGAGTGTCTACTACCGTCTCTTCAAACACTATCGACCTCCAACCAGCGTATATCCGCCTTCAAATGCATCTGCGGGGGAGAAGGAGAAGTATCCGTCCGGATATACGACGTAATACCATCCAGCAGAGGGCTGAGGACGATCTGAGCAATCTTTTTGGATAGGAGCGTAGCGATTATCGACAAGGGTTAGCAATAACTCAGTATGCCCACTAATCCCCTCTTCGCTCTCCCCTATCACGCTAATTTCGTTAATCGAGGCTATCTGTAGCGCCCATACTTTTTTATGAGACACGTACCTGGGCATTTCCATACTTGCATTCATTTACTGCACTCCTATGGGAGCCGCTTTCGCTGCGGCGTCCTGTGCTGTCTGTGCCTGAACATCTTCTGGCGTCAACTGAATCCCAGCCTTAGCTGCAAGCTGAATCTTTCCTGCAACTGGGAGATCTTTGTATCCAATCGTCTCGCCCGGTCCTTTAGGTGGCTCAGGTGGAGGCTGTTGGGAAGCTGCTGCTGCCTGTTGCGCTGCCTGCATAGCCTGCTTGTACTGCAGACCATAAAGGCGGACGTTCTCAAACCATTCTGGCTTCGATGTCTTGGCATCCTGACCTGCTGGCGACTGCACCCAGTGCTTTACTGTCTTCCAGCCGATCTCGAAGTCCTTATCCTCGAGATATTCGGTATCGATCGTCACGCTGGAGATGAGAGGAACCTGAACCGGAGGCTGTCCAACGCCAGGCAATGGCTGTTGTGGCATCTGATTTGGATCAGGTGTAGCCTGCTCGTTCTCCATGCTCGCAATGTCTGCCAGGACGTTGTTGCGCAGATCTTCGCCGGGAATAACAAGCTCTTCCAGGCCAAAGAACTGCTTAGCCAGATAGAGGTTGTCAGGCTCCTCTTGCAGAACCCAGTCGGCTACGTCTCCTCCCATCTGAAGCAGCTGCATGAACTTGTTTGACTTCTCCGTCCACGTCTGCGGGAAGTTCTCGTCTGATTCGTTGGTAAATGAAAGCCCTTGCAACTCGCCAGGCATAATCTGTACCGTCTCCGGCTTGCCACCCTTGCGAACTGCCGGCAGCGTCGTAGAGATGTTGTCAGGACGTGCCGAGGCCATCTTTACCGCTCTGGTCATCTCACGCGTAAACCATGCCGTGAACGGCTTCCATACAATAGCCATCTGCCCCAGAGCCATCGAGCGGGCCTGAGCATAACCAGAGGCTGTCTTCTGGTCTGCCATCTCTGCACCATTGAGTGCTGGCTGCATGGCAGTGACAAACTGCGATTGCGGTCCCTTCAGGTTCTCCACATACTCCATCAGCGAAGCGGGAGGGGTAACCATTGCAGTCTGAAAGAAGGCTGCAGAAAGTGGTTGGCTGGCGAGTCCTTGCGCCTTGCGGCTAGCGCCCGGCATCTCTCGCTGCTTGTTCAGTCCGTCGATATCCGTCCGCGCGTCGTAATACGTGGTAGGGATACCGTGATCAAACATCTCTTCAATCAGGTTCTGCCCAGTGTTGGCTGAATCCTGCAGCGCCATCATGGGCTGTCCAATGCTGCCTCGGCTCTGTCCATCACCCGGGAGCGCATGGAGCACATCCAGGCATGTATCTACGTCAACTTCGTAGCTTTCCAGGTATACGTCCCCGTTGTGGACGACACATAACCCTTTTGGGAAAGCCTCTTCTAGCTGCACGCGGCTAGCTTCCTGAAACTCTTCAAAGAACTCTGGCCGCATGTAGCTCCAGGTCTTCGTGGCAAGTCCGTAAGCATCCTCACCATTCGTTACTGAGATGCTTGTGTCGCTACCAGCCTGCCGCTTTACAGCATTCCGTGCGTTGCGGTCATAGCTGTCGCCGTTGCCGCTGTTGATCTTCTTGCGAGCATCGGGATAGTCCTTTTTCAACTGGACAATCGGATACTCGTCTTCGAGCTCAATTAATGGGCAATGCTTGAGAGGAACTTCAATGTCTACCTTCGCGTTCACCGGCACGCGAGACTCAAGCACACCCCAGAACTCGGTGATCTCTTTACCGTTGCGCTGCGACGTGCGGGTAACAATCCTGCCATCCGTCCAGAACAGGCGAGAAACCTCTAACTGCTGTGTTGCTGTGTCATTGAACTTACTATAGACACGCTCGTAGGTGTTGGCCTTGGACGTGTTGCGGATCGCTGCAGAATCAAATGGGTTATCCGCTTCAGCCCTAACCTTAGGCTTGGCGCCCATGAATGTAGCCTGGAACATCTTGCCGTAGCCCTGAAACACGTTGAACGTACGGTCATACGGTGAGTCGTCGTCCGACTCGAAGATTACGTCTTCCCTGTCCTCTGACCAATAGAACTGCTGAATGCCACGGAAATAGAGTCTCTGATCACGAGCATTCTGCACCTCAGCCATCCGGTTTACCTTGCCGGTCTGGTTCTTGGTGCTGATCTTCATCAGGATTTCGCGCTGGAGGTCTACGTCCTTATCGAGCGTAGAGCCTTCCTCGGCCTCTTCTGGCTCTTGCTCTTCGGCCTCAGACGTTACTGGAGATGTGCTCACTTATCCCTCTTAATTTCTGCCCTTTTCTCGTCAATCACTTCCGGTACGAATCTTTCCCCATCCCAGCGATATCTAACGAGTTCACGCACTGGTTCTCCTGCGATATATCTAGAAAACACGGTCTGTCCGTTCTTCTCGTAAAGATCGTTGATGTTCATTTGTCCATCACCATCAGCAGATCTCCCGGCTTCACATCTACCCAAGGCCACAGGCGAAGCTCTTTACTCTTCACCTTGACTACCTCAGTATCGCCAATCTCGCGGTTCAAGTTGCGCATGACCTTCACGCGCATGCCCTCGGTAAAACTGCCAGCATTGGAGACGGCCACATTCTTCCCGCTAACTGCCTGCACGCAGCTCAGGATTAGAGAGGAATCGAGAATGTTCACTTTCCGGTCAACCTTGCAGCGAGGCCTTTAGCTGGGTTAGCCTTGACGCTCTTCTGCTTCATCAGACCACCAACGCCCGGGAACTTGGCCGCAACCTTGGACTCAATCTCGCCCTGCTCAGATGGCGAGGCGTGTCCCTTCATGCGCAGGGCCTGAACAGCGTGAGCCTTGTCGTTAATCGGAAACGCTCGCTTGCCGGGAAGGGCGAAGTCTTTTGTCGGGAGCGCGTTGCGTTTTGCCGCGAATAGTTTGGCCATTACACTCCTATCCCGAAAGGGACTCGCACCGTGCGAGGTTGAATAACTGTTGGGCTCGTCCTGTACAACTTCCAGAACATTTCATCATGCAGAAAGAGTCTCGGTAAGTCCCTGCGTACCTTCTCCAATTGGAGTGCGATCATCGAGGCTTGCGATATCGGACCCGTACATGGATTTATCAGAACATCTGAAGACCATCCACCGATGGGAGCGAAGAAAGAGACGGGGTTAGTGGAAGCGACGGCAACCGCACCGAACAGGCCCCTAAAAAATGAGCGTCTATCCACTAGTCAATCCCCCTGAAGGATTCCAGCTGCTTACGCTTGGTGCGGGATGCAGCCTCAAGTTCACGCTTACGAATACGCCATGAAGGCTTGAGGGGCTTGCCGGTTACTGCGAAGTCTTCAGCGATAGGCGCAACGCCGTCTGGCTGGTCTACTGCTCTGGCCTCTATTAGTGCCTCGGCATAGCCGCGAGTATTGATCTGGTTGATAGGTGTGCGCTCAGCAACATCTGCGGCTTCCAACTTCTCAAGCTTTTTACGGCCGTACAGAATCAAGAATGCGCACACGGCACCTAGGGACAGCCCAGAGAATGAGCCGGTCACAAACCAGAATGCATTAGCTTCGTTCACCGTCTCCTCCGTCCGCTCACCTGAAACTCAACCTTTGACTGCTGCGCCCTGTAGCTAATCTCAGCCATGTACGCAGACTGGTAATCGTTGCTCTGGATGCGCGCCATCTGCTTCTCTGCATGTACAACGCCGTCAGGCTTGCGGCCAGATCCCAGCATGCTCTGCAGGCCGTACCGAAGATCATCGGCAACGTCCATTGCCAGTATAGCCATGCCCTTATCGGTCTTGATGACGTCGTCCAGATCCTTGACGTTACGCATCAGCACTGGGATCGCCTCTAGGGCCTCTGGGCACTCAGAAGAGATGATCCACACAGTATCGCCGGCCTCTGCTTCCATCTCTGCCGTTCTTTGGTCAGCAGGTGTTGCCCATATCCTTGTATTGTTCAGCAGCGTATACATCAACTGCCAGCCAGGCTTACGGCTGTTGTCTGCAACCTCTGGCCCGGGCATTCCGTAAGGCCTAAGCTCAGCGGCTATTAGGATAGGTACCGTGTTCTCTGAGTCCCGTTCCCCGAACTGCTCAGGGGAGAAGAAGTAGCGTTTCAACTGCTCTCGTTCTCTGATTGGCGTCTTATCGACTAGGGCTCTTCCTACCTGCGTAGATGTCTGCTCGTTCACAATCATGCGGCGATAAGTGCTGACCACATGTAAGGCCCGCGGAACATCCCAGCCAATCTTCTCTTTGATCTCTCTAGGCGTCATCAGCGTCTTGCCATGCCAATGTGTAGAGCAGAAGTGAGTCTTGCCCCAGTCTGTAGATAGCCAGCGTGCATCCCAAGGCCGTATAACGCCCTCAGCGACTTCAGCCGACTTCATTGTGGCCTTGTAATCAAACACGCGGCCGAAGTAAGCGCCTTCTAGGCTGTTCCAGTCTCCCAATAGATCTCTAGTGCGTGTTGCATCGTCGAGCGAATTGAGTTTCCGCCCATACTGGCTCCGAGTCGTGAAGTAGTCGAATCGCTGTGAATCGGTCCAGCCGTAATAATCTGCCTCACCACAGCCCTCAGACTGGAGCTCAGCTCGCGACCACTCAACATTGTCCCAAGGGAATACGTGGAGAAATACATAGTCTTTCGGGTCTTCGTTCTCATTGAACTTCTTCTCCGGGCCAAACCTATTACGCAGATCCTGAATGCCGATCCCGCCCATGTTGAAGAGCAGGATGAGCTTTGGCTTGATGTTTCCTCTAGACCTGTTAGCAAGGCCGATTTCGCTGATTTCATCCCAGGTAAACTGTTCAGCCTGATCAACGATGATGTAGCGATAGTTCGCCGATCGAAACCGTCTCTTTACATCCTCAAGCGACTCCGCATAACTGAAGTCGCACTCAGAATAGACATCACCAACCGGCAACCTAAGCTTTGAATCTGACTTCCTATAGAACTCCTCGAGTACCGGAAAGTCTCTCAGTAATGGTTCAACATGATACTTGCGTACCTGATCGTAGTTCCGCATGACAATGCAGCCAACCATTCCGGGCTGCTGCATCATGAGAGCCAGCATTACGCGGTCAGCGCCACCAGACTTTGCTGCCCCTCGACCACCACCAATGCCAATGATTACTGCGCGATGGTTCTCTATCAGGTCAAGCAGATCGTCTTGTTTGGGCTGAAGACTTATATTATGCATGCTTAGTTCCTATTGGGGGAATCAGATGGCGTCACGGACGCTACCGTGTACGTCCCAAACCTCTCGATTCAGTCCCACCATCCGACCGCCACGGATATTCCCCTTCCGTGACTAACCTTGCTTTGTTCCAACCCTTGAAATCACAAACTGCACCGGGCCACCATCCTTGCCGCTTACCTCTGCCTGCACCTTGTCGCCGTACCGCTTAGGAAGAAGTTTAGAAGCTACCCACTTGCGCGTGTCCACCTTCAACCTTGAACGCTGCACCGCAACACTGTTCGGCATTTGAAGCTCGCCGGATACGTCTTTACTCTCGTCATCGGCCAACTCGATAAGCTCATCGGCCATAAACTCGGCTTGAACCTCGCGGGCGCGTACGTATCTGTCGTAAAAAGGATGATCCGGTTTAGTCAACCAATTGAAAACAGTAGCGATGTGCGGGAAGCCTTCAGCGGAGCAGATTTTTTTCAGTCCATAACCGGCCATGATGCCAGCACAGATCTTCTCGGCTAGCTCATCGTTATATGAACTGGGTCTTCCCTTCTTGGCTGCCACCTAAGCTCTCCCTGTCTCCTGAAGTCCCAATCTGTTCATCACGCATGATTCATAAACTGCCCGCGCAATCAAAGGAATTACTATCTCGTCCAGCAAGGCGATGCATTCCTGAAAGCTGCCGCAATATGTGGTTCCATGTGCAGTCTGTAATGACCAGCCATGCCCGAAGCAAGCTATGCGGGGTTTCAATTGACTCTCGTGTATTCAACTTCTACGGGCTCACTTACTGATCGAACCCATTCAAGAGTCTTGCCACATCGCGGACAGGGCTGGTTGAAGTTGTTTGTATCAGGAAAATCTGGTCTATCGTCCTCGTGGAAGCCGCAGGAGCACTTGTACTCTGCAAGCCAGTTCATCGCTTCACGAACCGCCCGCGGTTGTCACGCCTCTGCCTATCCGACAATGGGGACCAGAAAGCACCGGCGATAATGCCAAGGGCGAATACGACGATTACAGCCAGCGCGAAGTCATTCGGATCAATGAGCATACGAGCCCTCCCTGAACATGTAATCCATCAACTCTTCCTGAATCAACACCCGAGAATCGAGAATGATAATTAGGGCGTCGACATTTGCTAATCTCTGCGCCTTGCAGCCTCTTACGTGTTCGAGGTATTCGTAAGCACTCTTCAGGATTTCATGTCCCACGTAAAGCTCGGCTATTTCGCCGGGAGTCATTGCGCTTCTTTGCTCAATCTCGCCCCAGTGTTCAGGCCAGACTTCCACTCTTCCAGGCGTCCAATCTTCACATCCTGCATGCCGATCTTTTCCGCGTGGTCTTCGAGGCGCTCATCCACTATCCGAAATCGCTCTCCATGCTCATGAACCTTCTGTGTAACCTGGCCTGAGGTGTAAGCGACGCCAACGATCGTGGCTATCATGCCGAACAGACTGAATAGCGCCGCTATAAGTGCCCAGTTCACGCTGTTATGCCTTTACTGCCGGGATAGCATTCAGGAAGGCCACAGCAGCATTTACGGCCGCTTCGATCTGCGCGGCATTAGGTGCAACCATGCCATTAGCCGCAGCGTACTTGTTGAACGAGTCCTCAACTGATGCGAGTACCAAAGCGAGCTTCTGTGTTCCGGTTCCCTGCTGTGCGCCGGCAGCTGCAGCCAAAGCCTCAGCCCTACCAACTTCAGTCACAACGCTGTTGAACAGGGGGGAGATGCCAGGGAAGAAGACTGCAATCAATGGCTCTGCCGCTTCCGCAACATGAAGGGCGCCCGTAAAGAACTTTTTAAGACCGTTGCCGATATCAGACAAAATCGATGCAAAGCTTGCCATGTTTGGCTCCTTTATTTCTTCTCGTCCAAAGGGACGGCCACCGCCGGGGGCGGCACTGTAATCTGTGTCGTAGTCGTATTTCCTTCAGGGGCATGCTTAGACTGGAAGGCAAGTAAAGCCGCTCCAACCAGTCCGGCGCCGGTCTCAATCATCTTGTCGAAGCTGCCTACGTGGTGCGCATAGCCCATAGCGATAAGGCCGATAATCACAAGGAAATAGCCCGTAGAGTTGCGCGCCAGCTCGTTCTTTAGTGTCTCCACAACTCCTCCTAGATGGGATCGCCTCCCTTCTACCTGTACCGCTACTGCATGACTCAAGGGCGCGCCCGGTCTCGACCTCTAGCAAGGGAGTAGTGAACCATGTGGTGCCGGACTATCCACCACAGCATTTCAAACTAGATGAGGCCTGAGCGAATCAGCCAGATGAGGTCTTCAAATTCGGGGTGGGACTGGAGAATGACAGAAGCGCGTTCTGCATCATATCCGAGCTGGTGTTGATGTTGGGCCTGTTTGCCAAGTTGATCAGCAAGCTTGACCATCGGAGCATAGCCGACGCAATCGGACTGCATGTCAGCCTGGTTCTTTTGCTCTTGGGCTACTTTTACCTGATACTCCTGACCCACACTGTAAAGATTGTTGGACATACACTCTCCCGATAAAGTTTGACGTGGGTTTTACTGGGCCTTTGGAGCAACCAGTACCGAATGCGTCACCTCGTAAGTTGTTAATAATTAAGCGGCTATACCCAATAGCTTCTGTGCACGACGAATCTCTTCGGGAGTCATGCGGGGCCGGACACAAACTGCCTTCGTGTCGCCTACAAGCCCCCATACCTCATACTTGATTCGCAGCGCATCCTCTTCGCTGTCATGGCTGCGGCTGACCTCGTGGATGCCCGCCAGGCCCTCTCCGCTTACCGCCTGCATCACGCGCTTACTGAGCGTGCACGGAGAAGCCTTGGATACCCTCTGCTTCTCTATGAAGCGAATTCCTTTGATGGCACCGTTCTTCGCATACTCCCATGTAGCCTCGCCCTTGTTGACCTTGCTCAATCCTTCGGCCCACTTCACCTGTCGGAAAGGTAATTCCGAATCAGATAGTTTCTGCGCCTGGCAGGAATAGGCGTTTAGATGAGTCACGGAATGCCGGGATATGGAGTTGCGGGCCATGGAGAGTCCTTAAATGTGAATACCCACCGAAGTGGGTAGTTTCCAGGGACGGGTAGGCTTTTAGGTTCAGCCACCCATGTCGCGGGCGAGTCGTCTTTCACGAGGCGGGCACAAAGCCGGGGAGGAAACTCTCTGTGCATTTACATGTTCACACGAGATGCTCGCGATTAATAGCGCTTTCTCGAACATGTAGTGTTAGCCTCTTCTCTCTTCTCCGCCACTCTCTGAGAATCAATTCTTCTACCATCCATCCGAGAGAATCCTGGCCGGCCATACGATCAAGCTTTTCCTTTGCCTCGTCGCTCACGATCACATGGACTGCCTTCGAATCGTCGTGCAGTTTTCTCTTTCGGCTGTATCGCATAGCTATGCCGCCTTTTTGCGGAGGTAGTATGACTTCTTCATGCGCAGAGCGTGGCCGTGCTTACCGCAAAGTCCAGACTCATTCTGGCGATTCAGCTTCTTCATGCAGCCCTCGCGATTGCACCCGACTCGCACAATTGGCGCGAATCGGCATGACCGGCAGATGCCACTTTGATTCTGGAAGCCTAGGGCCTTACCGCATGCGCAGTGCTTTACGATAACGCCGGGTTTGATGATTCTCTGCTGCGGCTTTCGTGGGCGAGTAGGACGCGATGGCTCACTCTCGTTCTTTACGACCAGGAAGATGTTTTGGGTTTCAAGGTAGGACTTGAATTCCCTGCCCCATTCTGAAATAGGTTCCCATGGTTCTTCTTTTACAAATTGTTTAGCCATTTAGACCTCCCTGACTTTTATTCCGTGAATAAAAAGCATTAACTTTCTGCGGATCACATATTGCTGCGTTTTGAAGCCTTTGGAGTCCTCAACCACTTCGCGGCCGGCCTTGTCACGATAGACAAAATCCGCTGTATAAGTGACCGCTCGCTCACCTTCCTGCTTTGGCAGAAGCGTGTATTTCACCTGCTCCCTGAGTTCGCTTATCTCGCCAATCTTCTCCAGCAGGGCAAGCTCCTGCGAACGCCTATGTTCTCTGCGGCTGGCGTGATTGCCTACACGAATTGCGCGATACTTGCTCATGCCGCCCGCCTTACTTGATAATCCCGCCAATCTTTCAAAGTGAATGCCCTGCCATCTAATCTTTCGTAGCGGTTCAGCAATCCGAGCTGCACTAGGTGGTCAAGGTCATGCTGCACCGCGCCAAGCTTCTTGAGCACTATTCTTTGCGGCGTAGCTTCCTGATTTCTTTCTGCAAACCACATTAGGATTCCAGATAGGGTCATGCCACGTGCCTCCAAGTTTGTTTCCGAATTATCTGGCCGACCGCCACCCTAGAAACCCCGAATTCTTTCGCTAAATGATTCATATTTCCCCCCACATAGCGACGTCTTATCTCTTCCACTTGTGGCGCGGTAAGCTTCGACAGATTCACCCTCTCTCCTAGGGCTTGGCGGCCCTTTCTCTTCATGTCGCGCATGTTCTCGTCGTGGGTTCCTAGGGATAAGTGGTCGGGGTTTATGCATGCTGGAATATCGCAGCTATGCAGAACAATGAAACCTTCGGGTATTTCGCCCCTATAGAGGACATATGAGATGCGATGAGATCTCCAGTTTTTACCTCTGAATCTCATGTTTCCATAACCCCTTCTTACCGTACTTGCTGTCCACAGCCAGCACCCGGTTTCAGGACAAACCCTCGAATGTTTATCTAGCCGCTGCTTGTCAGTCATTACTAAGCTGCCTTCTTTCTCGCCATATAAGCCATCTGCCTAGATGAAGCGCTGTGCTTGCCACACAAGAAAGACTTGCTCTGGCGATTCAGGGTGGCGCCGCAGACTTTGCATGTCGGTCTTGGCCCATGCTTCAGTTCGCTACGCCGCTTCGTTGTGCCGCAACCCTCGCATAAGCCAGAGCGGTTCTGTGGTGACAAGGAATGCTCACAGACTGAGCAAAACGTGGTCGGCACAAACGGCGTATAGGTCTTGCGATTGGCCCGTCGGACGCCGACTTTGTGAGCTTTTGCCGCCGGCCTTGCCTGTTTCACGTAAACATTTGCCCGGCGGTACTCCCTGAAGCTCCTGCCCCATTCGGAGATCGGCTGCCATGTCTCTTCTGCCTTCTTCATGCCGGCACCTTCTCTTCCTTCATTACCTGGTTTATCTTTCGTGGTGTGTCCATCTGCAACTCGGTCTCATCCCAGCATCGGCATCCAGTCTTCCGCTCGTGGTTGTGGCGAATCATGTCTATGGCATTCACCAAGGCCCTCCTGCTCTCCGGCTCGATATTGCGATCCATCGCATGCATCCTTCGCATGCAGATAAGATAAAAAGCATTCAGGTGACAACTCATGCGATCCTCTTGATCTGAGCCTTCGGCCGCTCCAGCCAGTAGTAGAACGCCGTAGCTTCACGGTTCCGGCTCCAGCCAAGCTCCAGCCCTTCCTGTTTCGCAATCTTGTTCAAAGCCTGAGTTGCCAGATGACCTTCACCTCTCGAGTCGACAGAGATGCATGCCGTGAGCCCCGGCGCCATGTCCATGAGCTCTTCGAAGAACCTGGAATACTTGCCCCGCTGAAACCGTTTAGCGCTCGGTACGTCCTCCTTGCGCACTCGTGAAAACTTGATGTTCATGCCATTCCTTTCTTTGCTGCGATGTCTTCAAGAAGTTGGTGCATGGTCACGTAGTTATCTGGGTTCTCGCGAACGTCCTTCAGGTAGGCCGCATGCTCATCGCGCTTCTTGCGTTCACGTATTGCCCGCAACCGTTCCGACCTGCGATCCCTAACCATCTCGAGAAGGTCCCCCATCTCTGGAATCTTGGTCTCGTACTCGCCGCGGCGGGACCTGACTAGTCCGTCCAGGACATACAGGGTGTCGTAGTCCTCCGCAAACTCTTCACCTAACGCCTTCGAGTACGACTCCAGGCGAATCGAATCCATCACCTCTCCCCGCAACAGGGACATCTTGCTTAGGGCCAGCTTCAGCCCGTCCTGGCGGGATGGAGACACCCGCCTTTCTAAGCTCCTCGAGCTGCTGTTCAACTCGATTAGCTCCCCGGCTTTGATTGCTCTGATGGGTTCCACGATTACCTCCGTCAATTTCCAATGGTTTTCCGTATTTGTCGAGCGGTCCCGCTAAGTACTCCGTTGCCCTACTCAGCCATGAGCGCGGGCGCTCGGCGTGATTGACTGTTGACTTCAGGCGATTGCGAAGGATGTCCTGAAACCTGTCTAGCGATAGCGATGGGTTAGCAGTCAACAGGCTCGAGAGTTGCTTAGACTCAGAACCATCCCACGTCATCGGGAGGGTCTTGTACTTGTAATAGGATTCACATGCACCCCTGAACTCAGAGAATCTAGGATCGACCTCGCGCTTGCCGCGAGAAGGCTTTTGCTGTTGTTCTTCAATAGATGAAGGTGACGATGAAGGGCATCTCTGGGGCATTGCTTGAGCATTGCTTGGAGGAATGCTTGGAGCATTGCTTGGAGCATTCTTGTTCCATCGAGCTTCTGCGGCAACCCTAGCCTTTTCAGTAGATGCAACCTTTTTATCGTTCCATTCATTTCTAATGCGCTCTAGGTTCTTTTGGACTGGAGCACCACCTGAAGACATGTCGAAGAATGGCTGTAGCATCGCCCAAGCATTGCTCCAAGCATCCTTATCAATTCGTGCAATGCGTCGCAGGCCTTCCATGTCAGACGGGAGAGATCCGTTCTTCCATGCATGCATCAAGAGATGGAGGTATCCACCGCTCTCTTCAGCACTGAGGTGCGTGGTTGCCGATAGATAGTCCCCTATGTACAGGGGCATCCAGATGTCGGCTTTTTCTTTCGACATGCTTACTCCTGCGGAAACATCTCTTCTAGGTGCCGACAATCTGTTACGTGCTGCTGAATGAGATATGGAATGCGCCGCGAAGCCTTGCTCATGTTGCAGTCCCAGCAGAGGGCCGCGTTCTGCCATCGACCATCGACCTCGATTCGGTCGTCTCGCTTGGATCCAGAAAATCCCCTACCACCGGCATGATCAAAGCTCGCAGCCTCTAGGCGCATAGGCAGCAGGCATAGGGCACAGCGGCCCATCTGTCTTCCCCACATTTCACGCGTGCGATTGCGATACTCCATGACGCCGGCAGTGTTTTTGCCGCACACCTGGCGACCGCATGGATACGTCTTGAACGCTTCAGCCTTCACGCGGCCTCACTGGACGGGTCAATCTCCCCCAGATCCAGATAGCGATCCGGATACAGGAAGTGCATCTCGGTCCATGGGTGACCGAAGAACCTGGCTAACTTTTGTGCATTTTGTGGGGAGACTGGCTTGCAGTCCTTCTCGGCCCTGAAAATCACTGCCTGGTCAATATGTGTGGCCGTTCCGAGTTTTCTCTGGGAGAGTCCTCGGGAAATTCGGGCAGATTTTAATGGCATCATCACTCGCGCCACCTCCTGGATATTGATGACATTCTGCCATCAGTAGGCGTTTTGGTCAATGCTTATTTGCCGTCACATCGGGTATGCTCTAATTACATACTTATGGAATGGACGACATGGCATCTAGATTGAGGAGGTTGCGCGAAGAAAGGAATATCGGCCAGCGCGAGTTATCTCGCATCACTGGAATCGAACAATCGACACTATCCCGCATCGAACGCGGAGAAATGTATCTACTCTCACCGCACGTAGAAAAGATATCCAAAGCTTTGGGGATTCCCATAACCAAGCTTTTGGGTATAGCATCCAACATCTCCCCGGCTCAGGTCGGTTCTAAACGGGTCCCTATCCTCACTTTGGAGCAAGCGGCCTCGTTCAAGATGGCGAGGGAATATGTTGAGGAAGATGAAGTGAGAGACTTTGTGCCAATCGATTTACCCCATTCTGCCGCTTCTTTTGCGTTCCGTATTGAGGATGACTCCATGGAGTCCGTTTTCAATGTAGGGGATGTAATAGTTGTTGATCCGGATATAACCCCAATAAAACCTGGCGATACCGTTTTAGCTGTTGACCCGGAGCGGCAGTGCATATTTAGGCGCTACCGCGACCTCGGATTGAATGACGAGGGGAATAAAGTTTTCGAGCTTATTCCCCTCAATAAGATGTATCCCTCGGTACGGTCTGACCGGCACCACTATGTGCTTCGCGGTGTCATGGTCGAACACAGAAAATATCGAAAACCCTAAAAACCTCTTCCCGAGGTGTTAATACCCGAGTGATGAAAAAAAACCTTCACTCGGGTATTGACACGGCCATAGTGATGGCATATTGTCATCACTAGCTGATGAGCAGTTGACTTCAGCTAGAAAGAGCCAACCATGAAAAACGGTGCCAATCAGCAGATTCCCACTGTTAGCAAGTACACCGCTAGCGCAGCGATCGCCCAGACGATTGAACCCAAGATTCTCAGCTTCCCGGTTCGTGTCGAGATGTACAGAGACGAAGAGGGACAGGCCCTGATCCGGCGTGATTCATTCCTCGGCATGTGCTACGGCTGCGGTTCTCCTACTTATGGCAGCGAGGCTCCAAGGGTGATAGATGGCGAGATTACCTGCCCGTTGTGCGTGGCTGAAGAGAAGTCTTGGAAGAAGGTAGCTCAGCCGGAAGTATTCGCGGTGGCGGCATGACTATCCATCAGGTCCTCGCACAAGCCAACGCATTCAATCCTGAAATAACCTCTGTCCACCACGAGGAAACTGCCTATATCGACGGAGAGCATTTCCTACACTACATAGCTCACGTTCCAGGCGATCAGATTTTCGGAGATTCACCAGAAGACTTACTTGCAAACGTAATGGCGGCATCACGAAAGGCGGCATGACCTGGCTTACTACTCACTCAATTTGGAAGTGGTTGTAGAGGCAGAGAACGAAGAAAAGGCGTTCTCTCGGGTTCGATCTAACTTCTGCATCATTGACGATTCCAGCGGAGACGGACCAGGGGAATTGGTCTCTTTTGAAATATCAGAGGATGTAACCGAATTAGACGAAGAGGACTTGGACGAAGAGGGGGTTGCCTAACATGATCGACTTCACACCCAGGGTACGTGAGCAGCGCATAGCAAACCTTATGGCAGCAGATGTCATCCTGCACAACCTCAGCATGTCCAACGAGGATCGCGAAGGAGCAAAGATTACCGGATCGGCATGGCGTCATGTGTATCGGCAGAAAGAGCTCTACATGACTCACGCGCTCTGTATGCACTGCTGGCAGGACATCCACAATCCTGACTACGACGGATGGAAACACGTAGACGGGTGCGAGTTTTTATGTGGCGAAAATGGCGACATAGCAGAGCCAGCCATGACACCGTGGCGCTCGAAACTGGAGGCAGCATGAAGTTATCGATCGCAATGATGTTGGGAAGCGCAACCTGCAAGATGGTCGCTGGAGACTTGAATACGTGCGCAATTGGTGCAGCAGCTAACGCGGTGGGTAGCAGCGCAATGAGCGGGAACTACGATTACTCGCGGCTTGAAGCTGTTCTTTCGTGGTGGCCATGGCTAGGACCTACGGGTTATATCGGCGAACACTTCTCCGATATAGCTGTGCGATTCGATGTGGATGTATGCGATGGACGAATGACACTCGAACAGCTTGCCGATTATGTCCGATCGATCGAGCCATCCTGCGAATCCTGCTGCAGCTTCGATTGCACCTGCGATAAGGCAGCATCACCTGAATCGATAACGCAGGATGTATGCATCACGGAGGCAGCATGAGCAAGAAAATCACAAAGAAGAGCCCTGCGGTAGAAACCGTAAAAGGATACAAGGCGTTCGATAGCAACATGCAGTGCCGGGGAATGCAGTATGAGCTTGGCAAAACCCAGGTGCACGAGGGAAAAGTAAACCTCTGCAATTCTGGACTCCACTTCTGCGAGAATCCGCTAGATATCTTTGGATACTACCCGCCAACATCGCGTTTCGCAGAGGTAGAGGGCGAAGACGTGTCGGAACTAGTAGATTGTGGCGATAGCAAGAGAGTAGCGAAGCGTCTGCATATCGGAGTGGAGATATCGCTATTTCATCTTATCGGTGCTGGCGTGAAGTTCGTTCTTGACCGCGTGGACTGGGCGAACGCCAAAGAGTCCAACACAGGCGACCAGTCTGCGGCCACCAACACAGGCTACCGGTCTGCGGCCACCAACACAGGCTACCGGTCTGCGGCCACCAACACAGGCGACCAGTCTGCGGCCACCAACACAGGCGACCAGTCTGCGGCCACCAACACAGGCGACCAGTCTGCGGCCACCAACAC